CATTTTGCGGTAAGTTAAATGTACCAGAAGTTGGTGAGGTTGAAATTGAAATATTTGAACCATTGCTTGTAAATATTACTTGTTGATTGTTTGCAAATGGATGATTTTTAATATAAATTCCTTGTGTGGGAATATTTCTAGTAATATTTGAATCACCAAATTTAAAGGTTGTTGTAATACCAGCGCCAGGGGTAGTTCCAATTCCCACTGATTGGACTGGATTAAAAAATACCTTATTATTTACTTTAGATTCAAAATAATCTATTTTTTGTGGAATAATAAATGAATCTGGAATAAAGTTTATTTGAGTGGTAGCAGTATGAGATACTCCAGTAGATCCTCTTTCTACTTTAAGAATATTGAGATTTTTATATACTTCTAATATTGATAGTATTTCTCCACCTATCGAAATACTACTTCCAACAGATACCGTAGTTGGAATCTGTGTAACATAAATTTCGGTAGTTAATCCTGATATTGGTGAAGAAGGAATATTCTCAAGAACATTCGAATAATAAGAAGAAACTGTAATCTTATAAGAATTATTTAATTTGGATAAATTAGTAGAAAATCCTGAAATTACAACAAAGTCATTATTGGATAAGTTGTGATTTGGTTTTATTGTAACTTTTACTTCTTTTCCATTTTCATATGTAAAAATGGCATTCTCATAAGTTTCCACAGAAGTATCTATTTTTACGATGTCCTTTCCTTCAATAGAGGATACTCTTGCGATTAATCCTCCACCCGAAGTATTACTATCATCAAAATTTAACACATCATTAACTTTATAGTCAAACCCAGAATCAACAATATCAAAACCATTTACAAATCCTTCGGAAACTGATTCGACAATCGCTTCTTGTGCGTTAATTTGATTGACTTCATTTATAAAATCATTTTTTGCATAATCATCAGAAACTTTGTATGGTAGGGTATTTCTGAGTAAATCTGTGTTATTGAAATTGAATGTTTGATTTAAAGTGGAATTTTCATGTATGGTATTTGATCTATACTTATTTCCAATAAAATATGGAAATATAGGATTTGAAAAGGTATCTATAGATGCAAAGTATGCATATATTCCATTGGGAAATTCTGGAGTTTTCCCAAATCTTCCATTATTTTCGTCCAAATCTCCGGAATTTGTATACTTATGATCTTCTACAAAAAATCCTGGAGAAAATCCAATAGGTCGATCAATAATATTAGAAAGACTAAGTGTATAACCTGGTATTAAAAGTTTAGGAATAGAATTTGAATCCTTCGGATCAGAATACCCGTAAGGTCCGTAAATTGGATTTCCGTCATATGCCCATCCAATTATATTAGATACTTGAGATCCATAGTCATTAAACGATTCCCTTAAACCATTAAAATATCCACAAACCGAATATTGCAATTGATTTTCAGTCTCTCTTAAAATTTCATCACCAAACTTTGTATTATGATTAACAGTTAAATCTCTAATACTAACATCTATAAGTGCATTAGAACCTGCGGGGTTTACACGAATTATTGTAGAACTACTAGAATATCCAATTCCTGGATTTATTATTCTAACATCTGTTATTTTTTGATTTACGATTACAGCCCTTAGATCTGCTCCTGATCCTTCACCAGTTAAATCGGTTACAATCAAATCTGGAATTGAATAATAGTCACTTCCACTAGATTCAATATTTACTAAATTAATCTGACCGTTTATAATAATTGGTTTTAATTTTGCTTCTTGACCAGTTTTTATCGATATTAAAGGTTTCTTCTCAAAATTTAAAATAGTAGAACCATATCCAATACCACTTTCATAGAGATATGCATCTATAATATTACCTCTAATAACAGGTGTTGCTACCAGGGATTTAATTTGTTGAGATGTAGTCCCAAATCCAACTGGAGTATACTCTATAGAAACAAAAATTTCAGGATAACTAAAGTATTGGTACCCAGATCCGATTGAAGAGAATTTAATATAGTTATTTCTATTATAATTTGATATATTAGTTCCACCAATTCCAGCGTCACAAAGTCTAAATGAATTATCGTTATTTTTTAAGACATAGTACTGAGATAATGTAGAAATGCCGATTGTGGATGTTTCATATTGATATGCTATAAGTTCCCCATCCATAAAACCATGGTTTTCGAAATTGATAGTGTGATTATTTGTAGATATTCCCGCTGGAGAAACTATTAATTTTCTATTTGTATACCCACTACCACCATTTAATACTTTGATTTCCGATATAGTGTTTTTAAATGATGAAGTTGAAAATTTATGAATTCCTCCGGCATTAATCCCATTAAACGATATTGTATTAATTCCCGATAGATAATCAGAATTATTTTCATAAATTTTAATAGTTTGATTATTGTCAATTTTATAATAATATGTCGAATTATCAATTAAAGTTAAATTTGTTGTTCCTATACCAATTGCTTGATTTCCATTAGAATTATAAACTATTAATTCATCACTACTTAAATTGTGATCAGTTAAAAATGACAATTGATTTGTAGTAGAACTAATTCCTCCAGAATTTGTAGTTAGTCTTCCATCGAAGAAAATATCTCTTTTTCTTTTAGTTACAACTGGTTCCAATACACAATTAGATCCATTACCGCCAGTTATCACAATAGACACGATTGTATTAATGTCATAATCTTGTGAATCAATATAAACTTTTTTAACTGATCCACTAATTACTGGTCTAATCAAAGCAGTATTTCCTGAACCAGGAGAAACCGATATTAATGGAGGACTTATCACATCATAATCGATTCCTTCATTTAATACGCTAACAGATTTAAGTGGTCCATAATAAATTTTATCATCTGATTTATAATTAACAATTTCTACACCATTAATTAACATACCAACTGCACCAGGAATTGTAAATTCTCCGGTTCCAGTATCGATACTTTGAGATAATGGAAATTTTTTTAATAATTTTTGGGCACCAATTAATCCAGATTTTTGGGAATATAGTGTAAATTTGTGAGTTTGATTATCAAAATCTGAATTAAAAAATGTTAAGTAATTATCGCTACCTAAAAATGATTTTGACGAATATAATCTTATTTTATTAGAAGAATCCAAAACTTGTACATAGTAATCTCCAGTATCTAATCCAACAATTGCTGTTCCCGATGGTTGATAGTAAATTCTATCTCCACTAATAAATGGAACAGAATTTTGAAATACTATGCTTGTATAATTACCTTCGATTACATCAGATATTCCTATTGCAAAAGATGATTTAATGTTTTTTGTTATATTATATGTAAAATTTCCGTTGTATTCATCTCTTCCTGACGGTAATGAGTTGGAAGTTACATAGGCATACTCAGTATCAGTATATAAATTCTGAATATCCGATAGAATAACATTATTTCCAAATTGTATTGGAACTATTGTACTATTTGCGGTGTTAATTTTTCTTCTTAAATCATATTTTGCATCAATTTCTGCAGAAAATCCAGAATTAGTAATAATAACTCTATTTTCTTCTAATATAATATCAGAAATATACGCACCAGAAGATGAAACTACTATATTAGTGTCTCTTTCCAGTATTTCAACTTCATCTCCAATCTTTAAACTAGATCTATCAATTAGACTTTTTAAAGTAAAATTGCTAATGTTTTCTATTTCATATCTAGATGCAGTGTTGTATATCCAAGAATTTGCAAAAGTTTCTTTGTATGTTTTATTATTTTGTGGATTTTGAATTGAATCACCAATATTCTTAACAGAAATTATTTCTCCCTCATCTAAATCTAAAGTATCGGATACTTGCACAAATTTAGATAATACCCCAGCAAGCCTTAACTCAACTTTTTTGTTCAAGTCACCATTTTCATAACCAAAATAAATTTCATCGGATCTTATGTTGTCAGTTGATGAAATTTCTGATGTAATTCCTGTACATCCAAAAAATTGATTAATACTTTTGCTGGTATAATTAATTTGATTATTTCCTGATACTATTGTTCCTTGTTCAGGAAATCCAATTGTAGAGTCCACTGAGATTACAGAAGACCCAATAGAAACATTTGTCAGACATTTTGTATTAGGAGTAATTGTGAAATTTCCAAGAACAGCAGATACATCGTCATATCCAACAAAAAGAGAAATTTTAAAATATTGTATATTATCTCTAGTAAATGCCTCTACTTCAGAAATTGAGGCACTAGTGTTGTCATCATTAACTTTTTTAAGTGTTTGTCCAACTAATTTAGAAGGATCTCCAGAAATTCTTTCTGCGATTACAACTTCTCTTCTGATAAATTCTGCAGAGGACGGTTTAATTAAAAAATTCTCTAAATTTATAACCTGTGGAGATACTCCATATAAGATATTAAATAAAATTCTAAATGATTCGTCCGTTCCTTTTGATTGGTAAAAAGATTTCGCTTCTTTTATAAAATTTCCAATATTTAAATTTGGAACAAAATCAAATTCTTCTAATCCGGGAGTAAAAGTGTATTTTAATTTTCTATAAAATTCTCTTAAGAATAAAGAACTTAAATTTTGAACTAAAGACCCATTACTATGAGGAGAAGATACAGATTCCGAAAATACTAATTCTTCTTGGTTTAAATTTTTATGATAACTACTGATACCACTAAATCCACGAATGCAACCAGTAAAGGTATTTGTCGTTATTCCAGTATATGTAATAATTTCATCATCAATCTTTAATAATCCATAAGTTTGCGGAAATCCTTTAGTCGAAGTGACTGTAACTATTCCAGAAGATGATGAAATATTATTAGATAATTTTATAGAATCTGAAATAATTTCAGGAATTAGTCCGTCTAACTTTAAATATTGATCTAAATTTTCAGAAATATCAACTACTCCCCCCTGATATTCTTGAGAAATATAATACTGCTTAAAAAACTCTGCAGTATTTGGGCTTTCATCTAGAATAAATTCCGGAAGTTGGCTTTCAATAACTTGTTGAATTTTAACTCTAGATTCGAACCCAGTCTGTATCATATTATGCTCTTATTAAATTCCCGTTTGAATAACTTGAAGTGTAATAATCTGTAGTAAATAGTGTTCCGGAGATTTCATCACCAGATGCAATTACATCTCTTACCATATTTATTGTGCTTTTTTCTATACTAAAATTTAAATATAAATCTCTCAATCCAACAATATCATTAGATTCTGGAATTGTTTGTACTTCAATAATGTCATTTTCTTTAGATGTTGAAGTGATGTTTATACTACCCAAGTTAATCTCACCTTTAATATAGTCAACTGTTCCTGCAGATTTTGAAACAACTCTGGTAGACCCATCACCTAAGGGTTTCACTATTGATAGTATTCCAGTTTTTCCATTTGAGTCTGGAACATCTGTTAGGTATACTGTGTCCGATTCACCGGAAATTTTAAATCCAGTGCTTTTAATATTAAATCCATCTCTGTTAATATGAAATTTATTTCCAAAGCACAGTTCGTATTGTGCAAATTGATTTATTAGTGCCTTCAGATCTCTTCTAATTCTTACACGAGTAATATTTGAGGTAATCGCAATATCTGTATTGTCTATTATTTGAAGAACCTTACTATATTTGAATCTTCCACCAAATGTATTTAAATCTACAGATTTTGAATATTCTGTTAAAGAATTTACTACTTTTGTCTTTAATGATTCTACAGAAGATACTTGATTATAATTGTAATAAATTGATGAATCAATCTCTACATATAATAATTTAAGATCAATTATTTTTTGATTAATTCCAGAAATACTATACTGCCTTAATTTATTGATAATCTGTTGTTTATCAAAATCAGACACATATGTTCCATTTTTTGGTTTTATACTTATCAATACTGTTCCAAATTCGGGAGGATCCATTTCCTCTCCTCCAATTACGGAAATTGATTCAGCATTTCCATATATTTTTGACTTTATGATTGTTTCATAATCACTTGCTGTTACTGCCCTATACTGGGACGAATATAGTCTCGGGGCATAATATCGAATAGAATCTATAGATTCTATATCAGATCCATTTTGAGATTTTCTATTTGTAGTTACATTAATTGTATTTTGTGGAATTACAATTCTGTTTTCTGCATCCACAAATGACCCAGCAAAAGAAAATTTTTCTATTCCATTTCCATCTTTTCCATCAGTTATAATATAATTTACAGTAATTATAGACTCATTTTCAAGTTTTTTTCCAAATATCCCATCACCAAAAAGAAGTTGATATTTTTCGTCCGGTATTTCTTGAATTAAGAAAATCTGAGAATTTGAATTAATTTCGAGTATATTATCTACCAAAGAATAAATTGTTCCTAATCCAGGATCACTAATTCCTTTCACATAAACTCTAATACTCGATGTATCAATAAATGAATTATCGAGTATAAATTTTTGATCTAAAGAATTAACTACTGTAAATTTCTTTGATAAAAAAGTTCCCTCATTAATTTTAATATTATTAAATGATGCTACCCCGCTTATTACTGGGGCAGTGATATTTTCTGGAATAGAAAATATATAAGACGAACCTCTAACTGATCCAGTACATACGAGACCTTCTTTTAAAGTTACGGATGATGTATAAATTTTGGTTCCATCCTCCAAAATTTGATTTGGATCTAGACTTACTGTAAAAGAAATCTCAGCACTCGCAGAATTTCTAGAATATGGTACATATCCAATATTTCTTGCCAAAGAAGTAACATTTTCTCTGACTGTGGCAGAATCCAAGAAGGATTCATTTACAATCATATTCGAGTTAAATGCTGTAATGTATGTATTGTATGCTAGTGTATCAATTAATACTGAAAAGTTAGATCCTTCGAAGTCAAAATCCGTAAAATTGGAATTTGCTCTTAAGTAATCTTTTATTGATGTCCTTATTTGATCGAAATCTAAATTAGAAAACTTTGTAAAAGGCATTTTATCGTGTTGCCTCTAAAATAAATGAAAATTGTTGTGCTATAATTTCCTGTCCAATAATATTGAATATTATAGTTATTTCAAATTCATTTCTGTCTGGTTTTGGATCTACCTGAACTTGAACATTATCAACTCTTGATTCAAAATTAGAAATTGTATTTAAAATTTGGTCTTTAATAATAGATGCCGATCCAAAATCAACAAATCCAAACAAACTTGTACGAACATCAGATCCAAGTTCAGGGTTAAAAAATCTTTCTGTAGGTATTGTCTGAACTAAATTGCGAATCGAGCGACTAATTGCTCTTTCATTAATGAGCACAGGAAGATCGCCTGTCACTGGATGGGGTTCAAATGACAGGCTAATATCTTTAAATGATCTTGAGATTCTCGTTACGGACATCTAATATGATGTTTCTTCGATTATTTATACCTATTTCCAAGAAGAACCATAATTTGGTTCGGTCCCATAGGTCCAGTCATCATAGTCATCGTCATTACGAATTTTTTCGTGAAGTTCCTGCTGTTTTTTGAGATCATGTTTTGGTGCGGTATCGTGCATAACTTCTTGAATCACTCTTGTGGGTGGTACTTTTT